GGGCGTCCATTGCCACAACGACTACCTCGGAGCGACGCCAGGTACCTGGGATGCGAGCAGCACCACATGGGATGATGCCTCCGGGAAATGGGACGACGCCGCGCCAGCCGACAACGGCGTGCATGCCAAGCGCTTTCAGGTCCGCACCGACGCCGCTGCTCGTATGCTGCCCCAGGCCTACTATTACGACCGTGGTAGCGAGACGCAGCTCGCCACCTACAACACGACATTGGACGGCCAGGGCTATATCCGCATCTGTGTTACGGCCACTCGCAAATATGCAACATTTTGCGGGTCGTTTCAGCGCTATTTATCCAACTGCGGAGCGGAGACGCGCATTTACTCGTTAAACACGACATATGAGCAGTCGAGTTCAGTGCGCTGGAAGACTCTGCTGCCGGGCCTCGATCCAGTTAGTGTTTATCCGGAGCTCACGTTTGAAACCTCGAAGCGCGCCGGGGTGTTCTGCGGTCCGCGCCACGGCGGGTCGTTCATCGGCCAGTTTCTGATGCGCAGCGACGCCGAAAAACGGATCTACAAGCGCATCTATCTCTTCGACTCGACGCGCGCTCTCGAAGCACGCGGCAAAACCACCTACCTCGGCGCGATGAGGCTGGGAATGCCAGCTTATACCGCCGAACTGCGGGTGCTGTGGAGCGCTCGGCGCCCGGCGCGTGCGGTCAGCCGTTTTGCGAGCGGCTATCTGGTGCGCTCGGACCACGAGTTATTCAACCGCTTCATCGCCGCGCTGGACTGGGCCAAGCCGGCGCGCGACAAGCTGCTGCTCGACACCTACAGTTACAAGCCGCTCACCGCCGGCGAAATCCATACAGCCGGAACAGAGCTCGTTTGCGGCCAACTCGTCAAACGCTTCTGAACCAGAGGATATCCATGGAAAAGACCGTCACCTTCCGAGACAATCAGGAATTCCGCGCCGATGATCCGAATAACTTGCAGACGTTCGCGCAGGATTCCATGCAGCACATCGTTGCTGACGCCGTATCACCAGGCGCACATTACTCCGGTCTGACGGTCACCAAGACCGGCACCACCACGGTTCAGGTGGCCACCGGCCGCCTCTATGCCAATGGCAGGGTCTTTGCGCTCGATAGCGCCGTGACGCTGGATTTGTATTCCAGTCTGCCAGCGGCGGCCGAGAAGATTGTCGCCGTGGTCGCATGGGGCACAACGGCGGAGTCCAATACCGAATCGCGCGACTTCCTGACCGACATCACCACTGGCACCACGGAGCCGAAGGCTGTCACAATGGAGGTGGACCGCGTCTGCAACATCGGCACCGTCGCTGGCACTGAGTCCTCCTCGCCGCAAGCACCCACCATTACCTCCACCTACCTGCTGATCGCGCTGGTGACCATGACCACCAGCGGCGTGTCGTCGGTGGAGATGTACACCGGCAACGAACTGCCGCAGGTCGCCGATATCGAGACGCGCACCACGAAGCTCGAAACGTGGAAGGGACAGACCGATCCAAAGGTATCCACCATCACCAGCGACATCGCCAAGCTGTCCACGTCGCTGACCGAAAAGGCCAGCCTCGCGCTACTGCGCCAAGTCGCTGCCGACGTCGCGCGACTGAAAGACCTACAGGGGCTGCCCGACGATTACGCCGAATACGGCAACGATCATTTCCTCTACACCACCGAATCGGCGGTCTCTGTCACTGGATACGCGGCGCGTGTGGATGAAGGGGTCCGCTTCCCGTATTCCAGCAGCGCCGCCAGCGTGCTGGCGCTGCTCAATTCGATCGACAGTACGGTCAAAGTGCAAAATGGCTTCTGTCTGCCGGCCTGGACGTCGAAGCTCCGCATGGCCAACACAGACGGCTACGCCGGCTACGATTTTCTGTCGGCGTTTCAATACCAGACGACAACGGCGGTGCAGAAGACAGTCAGCCGCACGCGCATCCGCTACGGCGCCACCTATACCGTTTGTACCAACGCCGGCTACCTGAACGGCCGTGACATCACCTACAACGAGGCCACCAACTCCTTCACCAAAGACGGCGAGACGTTTGTGCTGGCCGATGGTTACGATGCCACCGACATCAGCACCGATCACACCTGGATCCGCGTCACCAAGGTTTTCTACGACACTTACAACGAGACCTACTGGGACCTGGAGACAACTACGGCCACCATCACCGGCTCGCAGCTGTCGCAGGTGTTTCTCAATACACAGGATGGCTGGCTGACCGAAATTGGTCTCTACATCCACGACATCGGAACATCCGGAACCGTGACGGTCATGCTTTGCGAGGTGGTCAACGGCAAGCCGAATCTTACCGGCGTGCTCGCCAGCACAACGGTCGCGGTGGCCGATCTCAAAACCTATCCCACCCGCACCGCTGTTGCGATCAATCCGACCTTCCTGACTGGCGGGTCTCGCTATGCCATCGTTGTGCAGAGCGGCGGTCAGCACAGCCTGTGTACGGTAAGCGGCGCCACCATCCCGCAGGGCACCTATTTTCACTATGTCGATGGCGCCTTTCAGGCCGTCGACGCAGCGCGCTCGATGATGTTCGACCTGCAATTTGCCTATTTCGGCGGCCTGTCCTACTTGGCTGTGCAGCTCACCTCACTCTCATTGAGCGGTGGCATCGCCGCCGTAGACATCCTCACAAAGATGGTCTGTCCGTCATCCTGCGCGATGACGTTTGAGGCCCAAATCGGGGGAACATGGTATCCGCTCAGCACCGACAGCGCGAGCCTAGGGTTGCTGGACAGCACGCCCAACCTGATTCCGCTGCGCGCGGTCTTTGTCGGCACTCCGGACGTCATGCCAGGCTTCGGCCTGGCCGGCTCACAGGTGATCGCCAGCACCCCGGCCGCCGCGTTTGTGCATTATTCGACGGCGCGCACTCTAACCGCCGCCACCACCACCGTGCGTGTGCTGGCGCTGGTGGAGAATTTCGACCCAACCTACCACACGCTCGGCTGCAAGCTGATTGTCGGCGGCAGCGAGGTTAGCCCGTCCGTCACCGCCACCGCTGAAACCGACAGCGGCGTGATGTACACCTTCAGCTTCACCGTCACGAGCACCACCAGCTTCCAGATCAAGCTCACTGGATCCACCACCAGCACCGCCAAGCTGTTCCATGTCGCCGAGCGCACCGATATCGCTTTCTAGAAAGAAGGTCCCCATGCCGAAGACACTCCAGGCCGCGGCGGCCGGCTATGATGCCGCCAAACAGTACCGCGTGACGCTTTCAGAGCGCGCCACGCTCTCCGATCACCACCTAACCCTCTATCCAGGCAAAGACTACATTCTGAGCGGCAGCCTAGCCGCCGAGATTGCCGAGAAGATCCTGACCGCCCAAGAGGTCTAACGAGTGCCTTCACAAATTGACGCCTATCGCTTCAAGGATGGCCAAACGCCACTCTCGGCCGAGACGTTCAACGTGCGCTTCGCCGATATCGACACCCGGTTGGTCTCTGTCGAAGACGTCAAGCCGAGTTGGGAAGCGGCCGTCGAACAACTGCGCGCAACCGGCCTGGCGCGCATCAACGAGGCGCTGGCTGAGAGCTACGACAAGATCACGGCAGCCACAACGGCTGTCGACGAAGCGGTCGCCGATCTCCAGGCCACCGTATTAGCTGCAATTGCGTCAATGCAGGGCCAGCTTTCCGGAATTGACGCCCAGGCCGCCGCTGCCGTCTCCGCCGCGAATACGGCAATCGCGAACGCAGGCACGGCAACCACAAACGCGAACACAGCCATCGGGACGGCAAATGCGGCCAGCGCTGAGGCTAATGCCGCAAGCGCGACCGCTACCGAGGGCGCCGCTGTCGCGCAGCTCTTGGCGCTCGCTCTCTCTGGGGATTGATATGACCATCACGCTCAAAAACGCACGTGCCGTGCTCTCAGCTACGGCCGCCACTGTCTACACCTGCCCGACCGGAAAGACAGCCATCGTGCTGTCGGCGCAGGTCTCCAACGTCACGGCCGCGGACGTCGCCACCACACTACAGTGGTATGACTCCAGCGCAGCAGTGCTCACGCGCCTGCTCAAAGACGGGAATGTTCCAACCGGCAACAGCTTGAATGCACTGTCAGGAAAGCAGATTCTCGAAGCCGGTGACTATGTGCAGGGTTACGGCGCCGCGGCCAACGCACTTGAACTCAGCATGTCCATTCTGGAGATTTCCTGATGCAGCTCATCGTTCCATCCGCCGACCATGGCGGTTACAAGAAATTCACGGCGAGTGGCACCTGGGTGGTACCGGCCGGTGTGCACCGCGTTTGGGTGCGCGTCATCGGGGGTGGTGGTGGCGGCAGTGGCTCATATGGCGGCGGTGGTGGAGCCTACGCCTTCGCCGGGCCGTTCGGTGTCACGCCGGGAGCATCCATCACCATCACCGTCGGTGCTGGTGGACCGGTGAATACTGCAGGCGGAACCAGTTCGTTCGGCTCGTATCGTTCAGCATCCGGCGGCGGCGCCGCAGCGTCCGTTGTTGGCGTTGGTGGCGCGATTTTAAGCCTGGCGTCCGGAGCCATGGCCGCTTACGGAGACAGCGTATTCGGTTCCGGGGCGGATGGATCTGAATCTGCAGGCGGCGCAGCTGGCTGCATTTCCATCATCGCTGCTGGATACGGTGGTGGCGGGAACATGGGCTCAGCTGGGACCACTGGCGTTGTCGAGGTGTTCTGGTAATGCCACGATTTGCTCGAATTCAAGACGGGATTATCTCGGAAATCATCACGGTAGATTCGATCGACGGGCGCTATGATCCGTCGATGGTATGGGCCGACGTCACCAACGTCGCAGGCGCCGCCGTGGGCAAGTCTTATGATTCAGCGACGGCCACGGTTTCCGATCCGGATGCCTCAGCACCCGCGCACATCGGCTTGACCAAACTGCAATTCCGCCGCCTATTCACGCTGGACGAGCGCGTTTCTATCGATGATTTCGCTGCCTCTACCACGCTTACGGCGGCGCAAAAGGCAGCGGTTCGAACGCTGCAATATGACCTCTCCATCGCGTCCGAAGTCTGGCTCGATGATCCGCTCACCGTTGCCGGAGTTCGGATGCTCGAAACCTACGGCCTCATCTCAACCGGCCGCGCGACGGCAATTCTCACCAACACGGCGCCATCGGAATAGGGCGCGAATTCTCAACAGGAGGCAATGCCTTGTCTGATTCCTTTCTTCATGGCGTCGAAGTCGTCGAGATCGACGACGGCGCGCGATCCATCTCCACAGTCAAATCGAGCGTGATTGGACTGGTCGGCTCAGCGCCGATCGGTTCGCTCAATACGCCCGTGCTCATCCATGGCAATATCCGCGAGGCGGTGAAGAAGTTCGGGGCGCCGGGCTATGGTTTCACCATCCCTGACGCGCTCGACGCCATCTTCGATCAGACTGGTGCTCTGGTGGTTGTCATCAACGTCGCCGATCCAGCCGACGATGATCTGAAGACCACCGTCGCGGCCGCGTCGATGACTTTCAACTCGTCGGGCAAGATCCAGCTACCGCACGTCGCCGTGTCGGACGTCACGCTCAGCGGGCCTGTGACCGCGACCATGGCCTTCGACGGCTCGACGCTCACGCTGCCCACTGGCGCCACGCTTACGACGCTCAAAAGCGCGGATGGCCTCACCACCTACACGCTCACCACCGATTACACGGTGGCGAGCAACGTCGTGACCCTCGTTTCCGGTGGCGCAATCGAGGTTGGGCAGAGTGCCAAGGCGACCTACACCGTCACGGCGCTCGCCGCCGGCACCGACTACACGCTCGACGCCGCCAGCGGACTGATCACGCTTGTTTCCGGCGCGAAGATCGCATCGAAAGCCACATTGAGCGTCGGCTACACCTACCTCGATCCGAGCAAGGTGACCAAGGCGATGGTCATCGGTGGCGCAACCGAGAGCGCCTACACCGGCGTGCATGCGCTGGTGTCGGCCAAGAGCACGGTGGGAGTGCAGCCGCGCATTCTCATCGCGCCCGGCTTCACCGATCAAGTCTCCGTCGTCAGTGAGATGGTGGGCATCGCCGCCAAGCTCAAGGCGGTGATCATCGCCGACGGCCCCAACACCACCGACGAGGCCGCCATCGCCTACCGCAACAACTTCGGCTCGCGCCGCGTCTATGTCGTCGATCCGCAAGTCCAGGTCACCAACCCCGTCACCGATGAGACCGTGAACCAGCCCGCCTCGGCGCGCGTGGCTGGCCTGATTGCACTGCGCGACAACGAGAAAGGCTTCTGGTGGTCGCCCTCGAATCAGGTGATCAACGGCATCGAGGGCATCGCGCGCACGATCGACTTCGCGCTCGGCGACAGCAGCTCGGCCGCAAACACGCTGAATGAGAACGAGGTCGCCACCATCATCTACGAGGATGGCTACCGGCTGTGGGGCAATCGCACTTGCAGTGGCGACCAGCAGTGGGCTTTCCTCAACGTCGGCCGCACCGCCGACATGATCGAAGAGAGCATCCTCGCCGCGCACCTCTGGGCCGTCGACCGCAACATCACGAAGACCTACCTGGAGGCCGTCGTCGAAGGCGTCAACGCCTACCTGCGCTACTTGAAAGCCCGCGGCGCCATCATCGACGGCAAGGCCTGGGCCGACAAGGAACTGAACACGGCCGCCACGCTCGCGGCTGGCCAAGTCTACATCGACTTCGACTTCTGCCCACCCTCGCCGGCCGAGCACATCACGTTCCAGGCCACTCTGAATACCAACTACCTCACGGAGGTCCTCAGTTAAGCCATGCTTCCCCAGATTCTGCGCAATTTCAACTTGTTCGTCGACGGCACCAGCTACGCCGGCAAGGTCGACGAACTGATGCCGCCCAAGCTCACCATCAAGACCGAAGAGTTTCGCGCGGGTGGTCTCGACGCGCCCGTCCAGGTCGATCTCGGCATGGAGAAGCTCGAATGCTCCTGGTCGATGGTTGAGTACAACCGCGATGTGCTGGCGCTGTTTGGCCTGCTCAGCTCCGATCCAGTGCAAATCGTCTTCCGTGGCGCACTGCAACGGCAGGGCGAGGACGCCGTCGCGGTGAAACTCACCGTGCGTGGCGTCGTCAAGGAGCAGGACCCCGGCACCTGGAAGGCCGGCGACAAACCGGCCGCGATGAAGTTCACCTCCGCCTGCACGTACTACGCCGAAGAGATCGACGGCGTCGTCACCAAGGAGATCGACATCGAGAACATGACGCGCGTGATCGACGGAGACGACCAGATGGCCAGCCTGCGCGACGCGCTCGGAATTTAGCGGTCAACCATTCCCTGCTTCGAGGGGCGCCCGCGCGCCCCTCGCCTTTTTCGAGGAAATTATGAAAGACATCACAATCTACTTACGCGAACCGCTAAAGGCAAATGGCACCGTGCTCACCGAGTTGACGATGCGCATGCCGTTCGTCAAAGATAAGCTGGCCGCGCAGAAGCTTGCCAAGGATGACGCCGACTCCGAAGTGAATCTCATGGCTATTCTGACTGGCCTGGCGCCCGACGACATGCCCAGCATGCCGCTGCCAGACTATGTTCAGTTGACCGAGGCGTACAACTCTTTTTTCCCGCCCAGCCCGAAGAGCTCCGACAAGCCGTAGTTCTGCTCGCCAATGCAACCGGATGGCCACTTTCTGAACTGGTAGAACTCACCGAGCAAGATCTCTTCATATGGCTTGAAGCCGTGAAATCAGTCCGCGATAGCCTCATTCAGCGTTCCCTTTAACCATGGCGAAATCATCAACCGCCTCGGTCTCCGTCGCAATCGGCGCCACACTCGCATCGAGCTTCAACTCGACCTTTGGGGCGGCCGACTCGCGCATACGAAAAATCGGCTCGTCCCTGTCCGATTTCAAGGCCAAGGGCCAGCAACTGGAGCAACTGCGCGCTGTCGAGCAACGCGCATCCGGGGGCGTGCAGACGCTCACCGCGCGTATTGATAAACAGCGCGCCACGCTGGCGGCGGCCGAGGCGCGCGTCGCCTCGCTAAAGGAGAAGATCGCGGCGGCCGGCGACCCGACGGGCAAGTTCGCCGTTCGTCTGGACACGGCCGAGCAGTCGCTTCTGCGCGCCAAGGCCGCGATGGTGACCACCGACGCGCAGCTCGTCAAGGCTAAGGCCGACCTCGCTAGCGCCAGCGAGGCGGCTGGCCAGTTCGCCGCGTCACAAACGCGCATCGGTTCAGCCATACAGCGCCTGGAGCCAATCTATCAGCGGTATGAGGGTTTGCAGAAACGCATCGCCTCTAACCAAGCCAGACGGGACGAATATCGCAAACGCGGCGTTGAACTGGCGGCCATCGGTTACGGTCTCAAAAAGTTGGTCGATTCCGCTGCCGAGGGCGAGCAGGCAAAGCTCCACCTTGGATTCACCTTGCAGGGCGACCGGGAGCAGATCGGCGCGGTGATTGCGCGGACGCGCGCCTTCGTGCGCTCGGGCCTGGCCTCAATGCCCGACATGCTCCGGATCGAGATGGAGTTGAGCCGTGCTGGGATCGAGGCGCAGGCGCTACCTGCCGCTGCCGAGGTCGCCCATAAGGTCGCCGCTGTCACCGAGCAGGAGGCTGGGCCAACGGCGCGCGCCATCGGCGCCATCTACAACCAGGCTGGCAAGTACGTCGACGGCGCGACGCCAGAGGCCAAGCTGCGCCGCATCGGCGGGCTCGTCGCGCAGATGCAGCACCAGTTCAACTTCTCGGACGTATCCGAGATTGGCGCTGCGTTTGCGCGCGTCGTGCCACAGGCCGCGGCCATGCGCCTGCCCATCGAGCAGGCCGCCGCGGCAATGGGCATCCTCGCGCGCAATGGCCAGGATGCCGGGCAGATGCGAATGCTGCTCATCAATCTGCCAAAGGCCTCGCAGAAGCTTGGATTCACTATTGCGCGGGATGAGCGTGGCGAGGTGGATCTGGCCGCCACGCTGCGCCGCATGAACGCGGCCGTGATGACCACCCATGGCAGCATCGAGAATGGGCGTGCCGCCATCAACGCCGCCTTCGGCGGCCGCGCCGCCAACATGGTGCTGACACTCTCACAGCGCACAGCCGAGCTCGATACAGAGCAGCGCAAGCTCGGCGAAGGCGCCGGCCGGTTCGACGGCGAGTACAAAGAATTGATGGACAGCGCGAAGGGTACGCTGCTCATCATCAAGAAGAATTACGACTACCTGATGAAGCCGATCGGCAAGGCGTTGCTGCCTGGCGTAAAGGCGGTAATTGAGCCCATCGGCAAGCTGGCTGTCTATGTCGGAGGCTTTCTGGAACGGCATCCGGCACTAGCCAAGGCCATCGGAACAACGACAGTTAGCCTGTTCGGTCTGGCCGCCGCGAGTTGGGCCATTGGCTACGCCTGGAATATGGCAACTGGCACAGCGCTTCGGATGGCGAGCCTGCTCACCAAGCTACGACTGCTGACAATTGCCCACAAACTAGAGACTCTCGGACTCGCCGGGGCCCAAACCACGGAAGCCGCTGCGGCGAATGGCGCCGCCGCTGCAAATGAGCGGCTTGCCATTGCGGAATCTGGTGCCACCCGCGGAGGAGTTGCTGGAAAGATTGGCGCACTGGCGAAGAGCCTGTGGGGTGTCGGGGCCGCGGGCAAAGCGGCGGCAATTGGGCTAGGCAGTTTCACTGTTGCTCTTGGCGTGGCTGCTGGGGCTGCTGGCTGGATCAACTGGGAAAAGCGCATCAAGCCCGGACTTGAAGCACGTGCCCGAGAGGCTCGAAGAAAGGCGCTTCATGATGCGCTCGCGAATGGCGACGTCAGACCAGAGCAGCTCCGCGAGCGAGGCTACACCGACGATCAGATCCGCGAGATCTTCAGTGGAAAGACGCCGGTCAAGTCGTCCTTCAACGAAAGCACACCTGATCCCGAGGCCTATCTCGACAAGGGCGAGGTGCCGCGCCCACTCGCGCCGAAGCCCGCACCAACGCCAGACTTTGAGATTGGATCAACGCTGCGCGGCATGCGCGTCATTGTTTCGAATCCGACCAGCAAGCGGCCTATTGAGGCGCCACGCTACTCCTCATCGGCCGACCGGTTGAGAGTTATCAACGGCGGAAAGACCACGTCACAGACCGCACCGGCCCTTGTGGCTTCTGCGCCTGGTGATCTGACAATCCAAAACAGCTTTGTGATCAACGCAGCTCCTGGCCAGAGCGCCGACCAAATCGCCCGGCAGATCCAACAACAGATTGACCGCGCAACGCGCGAGGCATGGGCGCGCCGCCGCAGCGCCATGCACGGATAACCCGTATGCCCGACGTAATGATGGCCCTTGGGCCGGACTACCAGTTCTCCATCGACACGGCTGCGTATGACGAGTTGCGTAGACGTTCAGGATTCCGCTGGGCTGAAATGGGCCGAGTTTCACACCACGTGTCGTTGCAGTTCATTGGAATCGGGATTGACGATATCGAGTTACGCGGAAAACTCTACCCCAGCTATAAGGGCGGTCTCGGGCAACTGGACTCTCTACGCAACGAGGCGGGCAGGGGGAAGCCACTCAGTTTGGTCTCAGGCTATGGCGCGGTGTTCGGTAAGTGGTGCATCTTCGAGATCGAAGAGGAGCAGTCTGTCTTCGCGCAACGCGGCGCGCCGCGCAAGATCGAATTCCGGCTGCGCCTAAGCCGCTATGGCGAGGATGAAGAGACGACCGGCTCAATCGCGACGGTCTCAACCACGACTGGCGCGACAAGAACGCTAACGACTGTATTCCCATTTTGAGCATGACGCTAATTTCCGCCGCTCTACTCACGCCTTACGCCGCCGGCTTTTCGCAGGCCGGCATTGCCCGCCAGGCCGCCGCCTGGAGTCTCAGCACAGCGCTGGATCGCCTCTCTGGCATATCGTCGGACAGCGCCGCGCTCACCTCCACTGGCTGGACCTGCGCCAACCTACAGGCGCGTATCTCAGCGGACCCATTGGGCGTATTGCGGACGACCTTACTCGCGCTGCTCGACCTCGGCGAGGCGCGCGACTCCACAGCGGCCGCACTCTTCGGCGTCGACTTGTCAGCCACAATTATCCACATTGCACGCGCGTTTGCTCTCGCTCAACTGATCAGCGCCGATGCTCTCGCCTCTGAATAAAGTGCCGCTCTACATCACGAAGACAAACGACATGGTGGACGCAATCTGCCGCGCTCAGTACGGCGATGAGCACGCCTATACCGAAGCCGTCTTGGCCGCTAATCCGGGCCTGGCCGCGCGGGGCCCCATCCTTCCCGCCGGCCTGACCATTCAACTTCCCGTCTTCGCTGAAGAGCCATCCGAAACCACCATCAAGCTCTGGGACTGATCGCATGACGCCCGCTTATTCCGTCACCGCTAACGGATCGAACATCACCGCCGCGCTCAAACAGCGGCTGATGCAACTAGTTGTGCGCGAGGAGATCAATCTCGAAGCCGGCGCGGCGCGCGGCGCCAGCCACACCTGCGAGATCGAACTCGACGACCGCGACGGCGCCGTCACGCTCCCCGGCATGGGCGCGCTGCTGGTCGTCTCGATGGGCTATGCCGAAACGAGCCTCGCCAAGATGGGATCGTTTCGCGTGGACGAGTTGGAGTTAGAGGGGCCCGAGCGCCGCCTCGTCATTCGCGGCCACGCCGCCGACACCAACTCGAAGTCCACCATGCCGCAGATTATCGGCGCCGTCACCCGCGACTGGCCCGCCTCCACCGTGGGCGCCATCGCCGCCACAATCGCCGGATACCACAGTTGGTCTTCAGTCGTAGCATCGGACATCGCATCGATCCCGACGCCCGAGCGTAAGCAGACCGGGCAGGACGATATGGGCTTCCTGAAGACCGTCGTTGCTGAGTCAGCGCCCGGAGCCTACTGCACGCTCGCCGGCGGCGTCGTCATCGTGGCGCGCTTCGCCGCGGGCGCCACCGCCAGTGGCCGCGCACTGCCCACCACGGCCGTGAAGATCACCGACGCGCTCTCCTGGCACATGACGAAATCCGTGCGCGGCGCGCACAACAAAGTCACCGCCAGCTATCACAGCTACGAAACAGCAGAGACAGCGTATGTCTCGGAGTCGGAGGATGCCGACGAGGACTCAGAGACTGAGGACCAGGTTATCTACCCAAACAAGGCAACCGCGACCGCCGCCGCCGGCGCGCGCCTTGCCGCCATTCAGTCCGGGAAAGAGACCGTGGAAGTCGCCCTCGTCGGCAACGCCGCCATCTGCGCCGGCTCCACGGTGCAACTGTCCGGCTTCCGCGTCGGCATCGACGGTGCATGGATTGTCACGCGCGCCGAGCATCGCCTTTCCGGCCAGGGCTATTCCACCGAAATCGAAGGCGCCAGAAAATAGCGCGCCTCCAAACCACATTCATTTATGCCCACCACCAACGCTGAATACCCCCTCGCGGCCTGGCATCCGCTGCCAGGCCATTTCGCGCCCGGCACACGCCGCCAGCGCAACCTCATCGTCTTGCACATCACTGCCGGCTCCACTGCGGCCGGCGCCATCGCCGCTTTCGAGGCCAGCCGGGCGCCGCGCCGCACATCGGCGCATTTCATTGTCGACCGCGACGGCGCGGTGACACAGCTTGTCTCGATCGACAATACCGCCTGGCACGCTAGCGAGGTCAACTCGCGCTCCATTGGCATCGAGCACGTCGCCATCCCCGGCAAGCTGCTGCCCACCGAGGCGCAGTACGCGGCCAGCGCGGCGCTCGTGGCGTGGCTCTGCCGTGAACTGAACATTCCCTGCGACCGCGTCCACGTCCGCACTCACAACGAGTGCAGCCCGCGCGACGGCCACACCGGCTGCTGCGCGCCGACGCTCAACCCGGACATTGTCGTGGGAGCCGCTCAGAAGCTCATTACAGAAAGGACCGCATGAGCAAAAACCAAGTCGTATTTTACCCGGTCACCCGCGCTCAGATTGATGCCGGCCGGCCGGAACTCGAAAAGAACGGCATCACGCTCACCGGCGACAGCGGCGTCATCGAGAAGTCGCACTGCCGAATCGCCTACGCATACAACGAAGCGGCGGCCGAGCTGACGCTCACGGTGCTCAAGAAGCCGTTTGTCGTCACTGTCGGCTACGTGAAATCGCAGTTGATCGAGGCCCTCGCCGCCAATGGCATCCAGGCAAAAGGGGACGCCGATGCCTGACAACCCCAAGCGTGGATTCTGGCGACGTTTCTGGGACGCCATCTCCGCTCCACCGGACCCTGGGCCGCCATTGCCGCCGGATCCGCGTCCGCCGGCTCCGCCCCGTCCTCATCCATTTGGCCCCAAGCCACCCGCTCCACCATGCCCAGGCCCAAGGCCGCCGCACCCCTTTGACCCGAAACCGCCGGGCCCACCGCGTCCCGGCCCGTTCAATCCACGACCGTAGAAAGGAACACCCAATGAAGTCCATCCTCAGATGCAAAATGCGAGTCGAATCCGTCATGCAGAACAAAGAGGCTGACGGCTCGACCTCCCAGGAGATCGTCAAATTGCGGGCGGTCTACGGCAAAGAAGGCACGCCTAATGCCGAGTGGTCGAAGTGGACGCCATGCGCCGATTTCTCGATCACAATAAACAACCCCAATGCGTTCGGCGTCCTTTCGAAAGGGCATGAATTCTTCGTCGATTTCACTCCGGCTGAGTAGCTCGAGCCATCTCCCCGCCTTTTCCTGCACTTGAGCGCTTTCCGGTCCAAATAATTTCCCAAGAAAGAGAGACCCATGAAGCAATTCATGTCGATTCTGTTTTTCGCGCTGTTGCTCGTCTTTTCGGCGGCTGCACAAACCTCTGTTTACGTCGGCGGTGGCCCAAGCGCCTACGCCACAACCACGCCACATTTCGCGGGCAACCTCAACTTCGGCATTTGCACGGCAAGCGCCGCGACGTGCGAACTCACGTCGTTTCAAGCCCGCGGCGCCAGCGCCGACGCGCTTGTTTATTCGATCTTGACCGGCGTCCACCAGCGCGTCGCCACTGTGACCGGCTCGAAGTTTATCGTCAAGCTCGGCTCGCTCGCTCAGGCTGGCACGTCGACCACCAATATTTCTACAAGTGGCGCCGCTGGCCTTGGTGGCAGCATTCTGGTCTCGCCCGCGAGTCATCCCAACTGGTCGCTCGCCTTCGTCATGCGTGGTGTCTACGCCGCCAACACATCCGGCTGGGAGCCCGTCGGAACCATTAGCCTTGGCTACACCTTCCAGAACGCGACGGTCTCAAATTCACGCGCTACCCGCTCCGGCTTGCACTGGGAGCCGTGGGTTCATCGTCTTGCCCGCGTCTTCCGCCCGGAGGGCAAATAGGTGCCAGCCTACACCGTCGGGGGTTGGCTTCGCCAGCCCCACGACCCGCGTGACATGCCGGCGCGCTTCACCTCGGACATAGCACCTATTACCACGCGCGTTGATCTGCGCAAGCAATGCCCGCCAATCATGAACCAGGGACAACATGGAACATGTGTTGCTCACGGCGGTATGGTGGCATTCCTTGCGGCACTCTATACGCTTGGCTATCCACAGACGATGCTCTCACGCGCGTACTCCTATTGGCGCGCGCGTGAGGTTGCAGGCTTTGATCCGGAGGATGACGACGGAACGTACATTCGATCCTGGATCAAGGCAATGGTGCGATTCGGCGCGCCGCTGGAAATCGAATGGCCGTATGACAATGCGCACATTTGCCACAAGCCAACGCCAAAGGCCGACCAGTCGGCGGAGCGCTGGCAACTCCTCCCCGGTTACCGCACCGTTCCTCTGACTCCCGACGGGGCGCGTACTGCGCTGGCCTGGGGGCATCCAATCGTTTTCGGCATGGATGTCTACAGTAACTTCATGGACGTCGGTGCAAGCGGCGTCATTCCGATGCCGCGCGGCGCAAACGAAGGCGGCCACTGCATGGCGCTGATTGGCTACTCGGATGAGGTCAATGCGCCTGACTCCGACATGCCAGCGCGCACCTTCCTACTGCAAAATTCCTGGGGCTCAGAATGGGGCCACCAGGGGTATGGATATCTGCCTTATGACGCGCTCGAAGCCTGCGAGGCGTCGGACGGATGGACGATTGTGAACGTCGAACACGGAGCATAAGCATGAACTGGAACAAAAATCTGCAAACCTCAATCGTCGGCCTGCTGGCCTCTATCGGGCTCTGCGTCGCCAATATCGATCTGGCGAAGCTGCTCGCCGGTGACCCGCTGCAAATCGCGCACCTGGCGGCCGCGCTGCTTGTCTGGCTCATCGGCATCCTGGCGACTCGGGCCAACCGCGATGGCCACACCACCCTGCTTGGTGTTGTCGCTGGCGCGCTTCAGGCCTGTTCCGGCCAGGTCTCAGACATCACCATCGGAGCGGCCCTCGCCGTGATCGGGTACTTCACCAACAAACCCACAACAGGGGCTAAGAATTGAACACCAGGAAAACATCCATGCGCGCCGCACTCTGCTGGCTGTTAACCGTGCCCCTTATGGGGCAGGTGATTGAACTCAAGGGCACCGACCTGCTGCGTGAAAGCCGCGCGGTGATTAATTCAAATTTCTCCGTGCTGAATCTCACCAGGGCTAAGGTGGGCGCATGCCCGGACGGGCAATTTACCATTGCCACCAACACCTCCGTCGGTGTTGTCTGCCGCGCTCTGGTGCTGACTGATCTTCCGTGGCACACTCACTCCGCATCAGATATCACGACGGGCACAATTGCTCCGTCACGGCTGCCGTTTCCGGGAGCCGCAGACAAGGGCGGGATTCTGGCGGCAACATGTCCCACCGGGCAATACGCGTCCGGCTACGATTCCAGCGGCCAACCGGTGTGCTCTGCTCCATCTAGTAGCGGATCGGTGACCAGTGTTGAATTGATTCTTCCGGCCGACTTTTCAGTATCTGGGTCGCCGATCACATCCAACGGAGCACTGCAAGGCGCGTGGGCGACACCCCCGACCGGATCCGGTCCAATGGTCCGCTCGACTGGGCCAACAATCGATAACCCCACAATTACTGGGGCAATGTCTATCGGGGATGGGACCTCTTCCGGCGAGATGACGCTGTACGAGGTTCATACTCCAACTAGCGAAAAAAACTACCGGAAGATCTCTGTTCCATCATCGCTTTCTGGTGACTGGACACTAATCTTTTCAGATTACATTCCATCTAGCGAAACCGTCCCGGTTATTCAGCCTCCATCCTCTGGGACTTCAGAGATCAGTTTCGTAGACATGTCTGGTACGGGGAGTTTCGTGCGCTCTCAAAGCCCTACGATTGTGTCGCCGACAATCGCCAGTTTTGCCAATGCCGTACACACGCATCAGAATTCGTCTGGCGGCGGCGCGCTTGATGGCGCGTCAATTGGTAGCGGTACTGTTGCGGCGGCGCGCCTCGGGGCAATGACCGGCGCTGATGGAACTAATGCGGGGGCCAAGGGTGCTGTTCCGGCTCCTGCTGCGACGGACAACACGAAGTACCTGCGGGGAGATGGGACATGGGCAAACCCGAGTGGTGGAAGCGGTAGCGCTCCGATGGTTTTGTACATGTATGGAGGCGGTACCGCACTCGGATCGTCTTCGACTGTTTACGGGCCGGCCCCATTCGTTGGCTCGACAAACGGAACAGAGGTTGTCCGCCAGTGGCTGATGACGAGGACAGCGACGATTACGTCGTTGTCAACACTCATCTACAATTCGGCGGCTACCACGTGCGACGCGACCGTCACGTTGCGGGTGAACGGGGCTGATACGTCCAACACGCTGACAATTCCGGCCGCCTCAACGACGGGTTACAGGACGATCTCAACGACGTCCTGGAGCCAGTCGCTGGCGGCGGGTGACAAGGTGTCTCTGAAAATTTTCAACGGGGCCTGTTCGGGGCCAATCCCTTATGCTTTCACAATTGACGGTTCGTATTAGCAGCCTGGCGGCCGGCGCCTTGTTCGCGCTTTCCGCCCTAGCGCAGACGACGGTCTATCTGCGTGACGGTTCATCGCCGCCGGTGAAGATCACAGACGCTGCGACCAATGGCAATTACATCCGGTTGACGGCCGCATCGCACGGTTTATCTGTGGGCGACCGGGTGACAGTGCAGGGGGTGCGCGGCTGCGCTCACGCCAACGGCACGCGGTACGTTGCGGCAGTGCCGGGCAATGACACGGTGGACCTGCTGGCGCGTGATGGCGCGACGGCACTCGACTGTGAGGCGGCATTTGTGGCGGTAGGTGTATGGACGGCCTCCGGCACAAGCGATTCCTATCTTGGGAAGCTGGTTCCGTACACGCTGAAGGGCGGTCCGAACATCGATGGATTCGACGGATTCACGGGGAGCTACACGACAAATCTCGCCTCCCGCGCGGTTAGTAGCAATCTGCCATGGGTGGCCGTGAAAGCGCGGGCTGATACAGATCTGTCTGACTCATCGACGGAGAACGCCAATCAGGTTGGTGTGTTGGCAACCGTCTGGCATGCACTGGGGCGCAGCTCTTCCAGTCCATATCTAGCAAAGCTGAAAGGCTGGCTGAATACGGCGCACCTGATCTATCTGAACTCGGGGTGCGACGAAGGGCAGCGCAGTTGCGGCCGCGGGGGTGGACGCAACGGCATCGACCAGATGGAAACACAACTCTGGTCTGTAGCGCTGGGCTTCAGCCTGGCGCAGGATCAGTTGACTGACGACGAACGCAAGGCGTTCGTGGACAAGATGCTGAACGACCGGGCGCTGAACAATTCGGGCGAGACCGGTTGCACGAATGCCTACACATCAGGCTCCTCCATCGGCACCCTGACCGCCGTGACGGGGAATAACTACGTGACAATCAGCCCGGCGGCTGGAGCGGCCGCGCTACAGGCGGGAGACCTGCTGGACTGGCGTTATCAGGGCTCGTCGGCCATGCTGAACGGCACATATGTGGTGTCGTCCGTGAACTCCGATACGGGCGTGGTTACGCTCACCGCCGCACTCGCCGCCTCCGGAAGCCTTGATCCGACCGTCACGGCGACGGCGAACTGGTTCTACGTGCGGGACTACCTGAACTGGAACTCCGGACGTTGCGGCTATGTGTGGATGGAAAAACACTATTCGGCCAATCCAGCACTGGTCCCGGTGTACTCCGGGACGCCTCCGGCGCCATACCCGACCGACGCCGCCGGGGGATCGCCGAACAACAATCTACTGTTGTGGCGGCTGCGCGTGTATCTGGAGCTGGGGGCTGCCACCTGCGGGGTGAGTGTTCCGGGAGGGACAGATGTGCGCGGATGTGAGCTGTTCGAGCAGGCCGAGGCGTACTACTGGGACGAAGCTCGCACCTACGCGAAAAGCCTGTTCAGTGGTCCGACCAGCGCCGGCAGCGGCATCTACCGCCACCGCGTTGAAGGCGCGCTGGCCGCGATTGCGCTGACGCTGAAGAACGGTTTGACCAGCCCACTGGACAGCACGTCTGGGACGTGGTTTCAGCGCGACCTGATGATGTGGGTGTTCCAGTTGTTGCCGGGAAGCGGGAAGTATCTGCACGGCTATGGCGAACGCGCCGACAACTACATGACGATGTATCAGACGCAGTGCTTTTTGCCTGCGCTGATTGCGGCGTCCGAGGGCAGCGCGGAAGCGGAATATGCCCGCTGGCAGCTTTATAACAAATACTCGGAGTGGACCTCTGGAAAACTGAACGGGTCATCCGGTGAATCGTGGGCGTCGCCACGCGCTTTCCTGCACATCGATCCAACGGCCGCGGCCACCGATTACACCAGCGCCGTGCCGCCTCAGTACCTTTGGTGGACGACGGACCTCGACACGACATGGACCGGCCTGAATGCCCCAGGTGGCTTGCTGGCGGCGGCGTCGCGCACAGGCTGGGGAGCGTCGGACACTTCCGTGTTCACGGCCCCGCTGGGCGTGTTTCTTGATCACACCAGTTACCGGCATCTCGGGCA